GTTTTATGTATGCCGTATTCATTAGCTTTTTCATTTATATATTCTTCCAAGTCGTTCCAAAAAACTCCGTTGTCTGCACATCTTTGAACTGTCTGACTCCAATTTCCGCAATAAAATTGGTATAAAACACAATCGCCCTCTGTATAGAGTGACTCGTCCTCGTTTATTTCGTCTTTTGGTAATTCACTATTCAAATAGTCCATGCCATATTTTTTATTATTCATTTTAATTTTACTTTTTAAAATTTATTTAATTACTACAATAACAACTTTATAGAATTGTAAATAAATGTCAAACTGGATTTATATATTTATTGATTTATTTTAATTAACATTAAAACAGCGTTTAAACAATATTATGTATTTGATAAAGTGAGTTGATTTTTAACAAAAAAATAGGGAGTGTTTAAACTCCCTACTAAAAAACTATTTAATCCAAAAAGGAATTAAAGGAAAAAATAATTTTTTAAAAAATAAAACTAAAAAAACTAAAAACTGAAATTAAAAAATAAAAAACTAAAAAACTATTAAAAAAATTCATAACAAATAATCGTGGAAAAAACTCCCACTAAAAAAAATAAAATACTACAGTTTCTTTTCTTCCTTTTTTCTGTCAAAAAACTATCCCATTTATTTAGCATGATACTTTACCCCCTATATTTATCAATGACTCCATCTCATCATTAGCAGTGTAATCACTGACCGACTCGTTGTAATCGTTGTATAAAATAATTTTAGCCCAACCCACATACTTGTCTGACTTGTCAAAAAAATTCAGGTCGCAATCATCAACAGTTTCAATATCTTTGATGACTTCCATGTAGTCCCTAGACTTATCTGTTGACCACTCCTCACCATTGTTTACAGAGACAGAATACCCTTTATCTATGGCATTTAAAACTATCCCCTTGTAGCCGTAGTAATAGCCTGACTCGTTGTTATCTTCATAAAGTGCTAGAACTTCTTTAAGTGTATATGTTGTCATATCCATATTACTCTCCCCTTATGTCTCTATCTAAAGTCAAAAAATAAAATGTATCTTTTAGTTTAGTTTTTAGACTAACTTCCATAAATGGTGCTAGAAGTTTTTCTAAATTATCGCCTACACTTTCGTCTAACTTGTTAAAGTATGCTAAAGCTGATACATTATTTTTTTTGCATAATTCAACTCCATATTCGTAGTTTTGCTCAAAAGCATTGACTAATTCTATGTAATTTTTGTCTAACCATTTATTCATATTAATCTCCTATTGTATAAGTATAATTATCTTTTACTTCGTCAAGCACTTTGTTAAGAGCTTTAGATACTAAAAGCCAATCTTTATATCCTTTACTTTTTGGACTTGCATAAAAATCATTCTTAACTTTCTTAACTACATCTTCTAATGCTGAATAACTCATGTTACTGCCAAATTCTCTATACATAATATTTTCCTTTTTAAATAGGGGGTGTTTAAACCCCCTGTTGATTAATTAGCTTTGGAGTGTTCCCAAATTATATTTGTTTCTTTTAATTTTGTTCTTATCCATTGATTTTGCTAATTGTTTATCTGCTTTAGAAATTTTTTTACCTGATTTTTTCATTTTTAAAACCTTTCCAATTTCATATGACATAATATATTTTCCTTTTATTAATTATTGTTAATTGCATATTGCATTAGTATCTGCAAATCTAAATTGTGTGGATTACCTTTTACTTCTTTTCTTGATAATCTTTTGATTGCTTCTACTTCTTCTTCTTCTCTATCAGAACATACTTTGTTTATAATTTCTTGTTTAAACAAGTCCATGATGTTTTCCTTTTGTTAAGTGCGAATTAGCACCATGTAGACATTGTTACATAAGTAAATAATAATGTCAACTATTAATTACAATTAAATTAAACAAGTATCACAAGTCTTTAGAGCTACCTCATAGTCATCTAATTGTTTAGGTTGTTTAAACCCTGTTGTTACAATCTTACAATCAGGTCTGTTCATAATGAACCACTCGGCTTCTTTCTTATGTTTAAACGCTTTGAGAGGCTCACCCCATAAATCATTAACAATATAGCTAAACATTGTTTAAACGCTAAAAAACGGCTTCATATAAGCCTCGTGGTGCGATTTAAATGAATGGGTTGACACTATACCATTCCCGTTTTTAAGAATTTCATCATGGTTATCTGATAAGCCTTATCGTTTTTCTGCTCTAAAGATAAGACCTTGTAATCAGGGTTCTCTTTGTTTTCATGCTCATCATCTAAAATTTCCTGATAAGTTTCATCATATAGTTTTTCTAAAACTTCATCATTATTCATCATCTTCTAACTCCACTTCTATTTCTATTTCTTCATCATCTAATTCAAAAAACTTTCCGTTGTAACCTAAACTAGATTCATCTTCATCACCAAAAAATTCGTTTGTTCCTTTATCCATTATTCAATCCCCCCTTGAAATTCTTTTTCTAAAAAATCATCAATGTCTTGAAAAATTCTATCTAATGTTGAGTCACTGATAACACTGCTATCTAATTTTAAATCTAAAACATTGCCATTATCCAACCTTACTGTTGTTGGTATATTTACATCTATATCATAGTCATAATTACTCATATTTGCTCTCCCATGATTCACCTTGCTCTTTTACTGAAATAATTTCCCAATCTAAACTTTGGTCAACTTCCCAATCTTCATTCTCTACTTTTTCAATCGCTTCATCTTTAGAATTGGCTTGGATAACTGCTACCTCACCAACCTCTCTTATTGCATAAAGTGTATATGTTTTCATGTTTAAACAGCCTCCTTTTTAATTGTAGTCCCAACTTTTTACACCACATACTTCTATAAGGTGGTCTTTATATGTTGGGTGGTTTTTTAAATCAAATATAATATCGTCTACTAAACGAGTTACATCTATGTAAACTCGCTTTCCATATTCTTCTACATCTTCTTCTTCATTAATGTAATCAATTACATCTATTGTAAAATAACTTTTATTACTCATTGCATTATCTCCTCTACTGATTCTTCTGAAAATCCTAGAACATCAATCGTATTGTCTAGGTGTTTAAACAACTTTACATCTCCGTGCCTGTTCAATACTTCTTCACCTGTTTCTTGGTCAACCTTTGCTAGTAAGTAACCAATCACTTGATACTCATACTCTTTATCACAATTCATTATTTTCCCCTTTTTCAAAATGAATTTTAATAAGCTCTTGTCTTATTTTTACATCCTTTGCACAATTATATGGAAAGATTTGATGCACCATCTCTAAAAATTCAATATTTTTTTCCATTCTCTCTAAAAATTCAATATCTTTTTCCTTTTTCTCATTCATCTTCATTCTCCTCGTATTTTTCAGTTATGTAATCATCAACAACTTGTGCTACTCCATTGTTATGAATATCTATTTCAACCTCGTTGTTGTCTTCGTCATACCCTACTATTTTCCATGCTGTTATTTTTAGCATAATTATTCTCCTATTAATTCTTCTTCTGATTCTAATTCTTTTTCTTTTGGCTTTCTAAACTCCTCAAGAAAATCTACCCATTCAACAACTACAGGTATATCTACCCATTTGCCATTTTCTAATACCTGTAGTATTGGCTTGTTGTCTATTGGTTTCTCATAATCTTCTACTCCATAACCATATTCTTCTTTCATACTCGGCGTTTTTTGTTGTAATATTCTTAATTTCATAATCACTCTCCTTTATTTAATGTAAAGACATGATGACATAATATATAAACAAATGTCAACCTTTTTTTTAATAAATTATAGACAAGCTCTAGACAACCTCTAGACAACCTCTAGACAACCTATATAACAGATAAGATAAGAATAGATAAGATTATATATATGGGTGTTGCTGATATTTATTTTTCAGACTTTACTTGACAATCTTTTTTGTTCATCATAAGATGACATCTCAATCAATTTACAAGGAATAAGAAATGGAAAAAATTACATTTGAATATCTGTTAGAAAATTTTAGAAATCAATCTGACATTGCAGACAAATTACAAATTAGCAGACAGGCAGTTTCAAAATGGTTTATAAACAAACAGATTCCAAAATTAAGACAATACGAAATCAAGGAGTATTTAACTAAAACTGTTTAAACGACATGGGAAAAATAATGTTTAAAATAAAAAATTGGGATAAGTTCCAACACTACAAACATAAAAATAAAATGTCGTGGTATAAAATGTATGGCGGAGATATTCTTAATGACCATACTTACATGGAATTATCAGAAACAGAAAAACTGTTTTTAAGAGAAGCATGGGATTTGGCTTCACAATTTAATGGAATATTACCTGACATGAAAACTTGTTCTTTTAGGTTAAGACAAGACGAAGAAAAACTAAAAAAAATATATGCTAGTTTAGAAGAAAAAAATTGGTTCTATAAAGTGACAGAGCAAGACTTAAAAAAAGAATCAATGCTTACAGTTTTAAAATCTGAAGTTGTAAAAGGCACTGCTGAACATTTTGAAAAATGGTGGGATTCATTACCCCAAAAAAGAAAAGTAAATAAGAAAGGTTGTTTAGAAAAATGGAAATCAAAAAAACTAGATAACATTTCAAAAAAAATTATTTCTTGGACTGCTACTATGAAAAAAACTAAAGATTGGTTAGAGGGATTTAATCCTAGCCCTGAAGTTATTATTAATCAAGAAAGGTGGAATGATAATCCTAAATCACCTACGCAAATAAGAGGTGCATTATGAAACTTGATGTTGGTAGCATTGTAGAGCAATTAACAATCAACAGAAAAACTTTACAAGAGGGTGGGTTCTATGAAGAAGAAACAGATTTTAAAGTAAAAACGACTGATATTTTAATTGATGATGTAAAAAATTATTATCGTAATGAAAAAAACTCTGGGTTCTCTTTAGGCTTTCAAAAAACTGATGAGGATAGTAATTTTCTTGTAAGGCGAGGGGAAGTAACAATCTTGACAGGCAGTTCTGGGTCAGGAAAAACGACCTTTTTATCACAGGTATTACTTAACTTGATGACCTATACAAATGTTTTAGTAGCTAGTATGGAGATGAGACCTGTAATACAGATAGCAAAAATGATTCAACAAACAGGTATCAAAGAAGCGAATGACCAACAGATAGAAGATTTTTGTAATCAATACAAAGAAAAGCTATGGTTATTTGATGCCAAAGGAACAACGACTGAAGATGATTTAGTAGCAAGTCTACACTTTGGAAAACAAATACACAATGTAGATGTTTTTGTGATAGACAGTCTGATGAAAGTAGATAGCATTGCTGAAGATGATTATGGAAGTCAGAAAAAGTTTATCAATAAAATTAGTTGTATTGCTAGAGACTTAAACATACATATCTTTTTGGTTGCTCATACTAAAAAATTAGCAGATGAAACAGTGATACCTGACGCTTCACATATTTTAGGTAGTAGTCATATTAGAAACTTAACAGATAACATTCTTTGCCTACATAGAAGAAAAGATATAGAACTAGCAAAATTGTTAGGAGAGTTAGAAAATGGAGATAACCCTTGCACCTCTTATTTAATGGTTCAGAAACAAAGAAATCATCCATTTGAAGGGACATTTTCTTTTTGGTTTAACAAGTTTAAACAGAGATTCTCGGAGAGACCATGCTAACTGCGAATGAGTTTATTAAAGCGTTTAAACAATGCTTTAAAGATGTTGAATATAAAGCAACAAGTAAAGATGGAAAAGTTTATAAGTCTAAAAATTGGGATAAAGTAAATAAAGATTTGACAAATAAAATTAACAGTAGTAAAGTATATTAACTTTTAAAAAGAAAGGAGAAATACAATGAGTAAATCAACAGAATTAGCACTTACAGTTCAGCAAGAAATATCACAAGACCAATTACAACAAGAAATGCACCAAGACTATTTGGAGATGGAACAGTTGAAGAAACTTTCTTATCAACAGGAAGTTCTTGACCAAATATTTGGGAGAAACAGATGAGTAAATTTCAAGAGTTAAGAAAGTTAGATGTTAGTAAATACACAGAAAAGAAGGGGCGATTTTCATACCTTTCTTGGAGTTGGGCGGTGGACACACTAATTCAGCATTGCGAATCATCAGAATGGACTTATGCAGACCCACTAACATTACCTGATGGTAGCATGATGGTATTTTGCACAGTTAAAGCATTTGGTAAAGAGATGACTGCACAATTACCTGTATTAGATTTTAAGAATCAAGCCATTAAGAATCCTAATACAATGCAATTAAATACAGCTATGCAAAGATGTTTAGCTAAAGCTATATCGTTACATGGGATTGGTTTGTATATCTATCAAGGCGAAGATTTGCCAGAGGGAGATGTTCTGGAACGCATAGAGAACATATAAAAAGAACAAGGTATAGATACGGCAAGACAATACTTTAATGGCTGGAGTGAAGCTGACAGAAAATTATGCCTACCATTTATTCAGAAAGGTCAGGAGAGTAAGTAATGGCACAAAGCACAGAAGAGTGGTTCAAGGCAATATTAGGTAATGTCACTGTCAGTAGGATACCTGACATGATGA